ATGTTATAATTGTTTTTTTAAAAGCCTTATTTCCTGTAGGAGGGGTTAGGTCTATTATATCGAACTCTTTTAGTGATACTCTTTCTAAGTTAATAGATGATGTGTTCGTGGAAGTTAGATACGGCACAAATATAGGTATACGATTTGCCATAATAGATCTAGCGTACTCTGACACATTTGGTGAATTTACGAAGCAGGAATTCGGTTTGCGCAGATACGCAGGTAGTCCTGGTCAATTAAACGGTGAATTTGCATATAGAGTATTTTAAATAGGCTATATCTACCATATGCTAAGCAGAGACGATCTAATTAAAGAGCTTGCTAGTGGTACATCTATAAATGATATATGTTCCAAACATGGTATTAGTAGATCAACTATTTATAGATATATAAATAAATATGGTATAGATAATACAATACTTAAAGATAGAAAACAAATACTATCATTGAAAATATCAGCTGATAATAAACGAAGATGGCAGGATGATGAATATCGTAAAAAGATGACGTCTGTATTAAATAGTAATACAAAAGACCCATTAATACAGGACCGTATTAAGAAATCTCTAAAAGATGTATATTCATCTGAAGCACATAAGAAGATAATATCAGACAGATCAAAATTAATGTGGAATGATGAGGATTTTAGAATCAATGCATCTAAGTCTTCAAAAGCTCTGTGGGCAGACAAATCTTATAGACATAGACAAATAGAAATATCTAAATCTCAATGGACAGATATGTCTTTTAGAGAATCTATGAGTAAAATGTCTAAAGATAAATGGCAAGATGATGAATATCGCACCACTATATGTACATCATTATCAAATACATTAAATACCGAGGAACACAAAAATAGAATAAGTAGTTTCAACAAGAAGAGATGGGAAAACGAGTCATATAGGACCAAAATGGCATCCCATTTGGCAAATATGCCAAAGACAATGACTAAGCCACATGCAAAAGTGTGTTCTATTCTGGATGCTCTTAATATTGATTATGATACAGAATACCAGGTAGGACCATGGGTGTTTGATATATATATTAAATCAAGTCAAATATTTATTGAAGTTCAAGGGAATTACTTCCATAACAGACCTCAACAACAGTCTAGAGACAAAGCAAAAGAGACATATATAAATAAATATATGCAAGATCATACTATTTTGCACATATGGGAGCATGAGTGTCTACTAGATGGATATATATTAAATAAAATAAAATATTTACTTAACCTAGACATTGTACAAAATGAATTTGATTTTAAGGACTTGTCAGTTAAACAAATTTGCGCAGAAGAAGCTAATCAATTTTTATATGATTGGCACTATCAACATCATGGAAGAAGTGGACTATCAATAGGTTGCTATCTAGAGGATAAATTAATATCGGTAGCCAAATTTTCTAGTCCTGGTAGGATGGAGATGTGCTCTTCATCTGAATTACAATATGAAAATACCCTAGAGCTTACAAGATTTTGTATACACCCAAATTTTGGGAAAAAGAACTTGTCTACATGGTTTTTGTCTAGATGTCGTAAATATATATCACAAAATCTTCCAGATATAACACATCTAGTTACTTTTGCTGATACAACATATAATCATGTAGGTACTATATATCTTGCAGATAATTGGGATAAGGTAAGTGTAACAAAACCAGATTATTTTTATATCAACAAAGATGGTTGGGTAAAACACAAGAAGACATTATGGAATCATGCTAAAAAGATGAAGATGTCTGAAAAGCAATATTCCTCGCAATATAAATATACTAAAGTTAACACCAAAGAAAAATATAAGTTTATACGCAAAGTAAAATAATATGCCAGTACAAGATAAGCCAGAATTAGGGCAAATAGCAACCGTCCCAGATAATCTTAATCAACCACCTAAATTTGGTGCGATTACAGAATTGGTTAAAGATGCATTTGTATTAGAATTGAGACATTTTTTAGATGTGTCTAGTACTAGGTTAAGAGATGGCGAATTTCCTAGAATAGATAAGTACTCTGTAGCATTGGATACCACAGTTGACCCACTAGAAACTGCAGTTAGTCTAATAAGAAATTATCCAGATATAGCAGAGGACCTACCTCTAATAGCTGTCATGGCAACAACTGGATCTAACCTAAAATTAGATATTGCAAATCAGCATATGGATCTTGTGGTTGATTCAGCATCTCTCACAGGTACAGTAGATGAGACATTTACCCTGGTTGATGGTGATACATTAATTGTTACAACAATACCAAGTGGCAAGCCTACAGAAGAAGTAGAATCTACATTTACATTTAGACCTTTTATGTTTGTAGATATTGCAAATGCCACAGCTAAAGAGGTTGCAGACGCAATTAATTTGCAGGCGTTATATGTAACAGCAAGTGCTGTGGGTGGTAAGGTATTATTAAGGGCTGGTGGCCCAAGAGGTAATAATTATCCAAATCATATAGAAATAACTGGTGGAACATCATTAGCCGCACTTGGGTTTGTATTAAGCGATATAAATAAAAATTATGGCCCAGGCAATACTAGGGTAATGGCAAGAAAATATATAGCAGCTACCTTAACTGTTGGTCTTGAGGTGGTGGCAGAATCAGAGAATGTTCGAACAGATATTGCAGACCTTCTTTTTGATTTTCTTACATTTGTAATGGAAGATAGAAGCTTTACATTTTATGGAAGATCCACATTTGACTCATCTGTGGCAGATGAGACATATCAGATTATATTAAAGAATAATGAGATATCATTGTCCGGAGAGCAAGAGGCACCAAGGACCGGAGATCAAAAAGATAAGATATATATCAATAGGGTTAACGTACCAATAATAGCGATTCAATATTCAGATAGGGTCATATACAACAATCCCCCAGCGTCAACCACAATTTTGCAAGCAGATTTTGATATTCCAGAACCAAATTAAAGTATTACGAATACTAATTTTTACTACACCATTTTATGATGACACCAATACGTTCCTAAGTAATGCTCCATGAACATTATATATATGGAATATATCAAGACTAGGTGTCGGAGGTTATACTAAATGCCACTTAATATAAGCACATATGTCGATCCCGGCGTTTACGTCGCTGAAGTTGTTGTTCCTGGCGCTGTAAGCGTAACAGCCCTACCGTTGACTGTTTGCTTAGTGGGAGCCGCAAAGAGAGACAAGAGAGCCTCCAATGAGGCCGTTCAAAGGGGTCTAATCTCCAATGAATCTCTAACGTTTGCTGCTACCCCTGGCGCACACGATGTAACTCTTATAAATCTAGGCAATAGAAATACGGCACAAACCACAGTAACAAAGGATGGTGTTGCTCTTGATAGTGCAGACGTATCATATCTGCCTGCGTCTAAGACGGGGCTAGCTTTTGGCGCATCATTAGATTTTACAGCTCCGAATAACAAGCTAGCCCTTTCTTTAGATGGGAAGGCCCAAGTAACCATTGCTATTACAGGTCTTGCAGGCGGAGACCTAACAACAGTAACTAATGGATTAATTACCCAAAATCTAAATAGTGTTTTTACTGGTGGGGGTATTGCAGCTGTAACTCCGTCACAAATCGCAGAGGGTATTAATAAGGCCCTGGCAGGAGCCACCTCCTTATATGGTGCTGCATATGGTGCTGTTGCTACTGTTGATACTGGTAAGGTAGTTGTCACGTCGCCACTATCAACATCTGCCTCAAATGTCACAATATATGCGGCATTCCCAACAGTTACAGACAGCCAATCTGACGCCGTATTTGATGCATCATTGACTACTGCTGGCTCAAGTGTTACTGCACCAACCATTCTCAGAATTTCTGATGCTGCATATGATACTGGCCTCTTTACTTTTGAGGGTAGTTATGTATCCACCAATTCTGATCTTGATACGCTATCGAATGCATCTGTAAATAAGATTGTTAAGGTTGGTAGCTTTGCTGGTGTAACGTCATTCACTAAGAATGTCGATTTCACTACGGTTGGTGATGATCTAGACTGGGATTCACAAACAGCCGCAACATTTACTTCAAGTATTGCATCTGCCACATTTGATGTTGATCCAGAAGATACAATACTTCTATCCGTAGATGGCAAAGTTTCGCTGTCAATGGATTTAAATGGTCTAGCATCGCCTCCTCCAGGATATGCAAACCCAAGCGTACCAGCAGCTGCGACATTAGCAGAACTCACAAACAATATAAATGCTATATTGGCAAATTCTGCAGCATATGGTCCAGAATATGCAACCGTAGCATCTGTTGATTCATCAAGAATCAAGCTAACCTCCCCAAAGGAGGGCACTGGAAGCATTATAGATCTAGCCGCACCAGCTACAAATGATGCAATAACTATTCTATTTGGCCTGTCTTCAAGTCAGCTACCATTTAGCGTACGTGGCTCTGGAACAGAACCAACCCCTGGTACAGTTTATTTCGTAACGTACGAATATACTAGGCCAGCAGCAGATTATAATGCAATTAAGAGATTCTTCACCCCAGATGCATTATATGCAGATGTCGGACTTCCTTCTGCCACTAATAAGTTAGCCATTGCAGGTCAAATAGCATTTGACAATGGTGCTCCATCTGTTGCTGTTGTTCAGGTAAATGATTCCAATTTCCCTGGATCCCCAACAACTACAGAAATGGATACAGCAATTACTGCAGCAGGAAATTCTGCAGTTCCCACTGAGATTATCGCATTAGATACTCGTCTGGTTACACAGACAAATCTGTTGTCTCATGTGGTTAATCAAAATTCACCAACCATCAAGAATTATAGGCGTGGATGGTTTGGTATGGCAGCTGGTACTCTTATTGGCGATAGAGATACAGTTGATACATTCGTGTATCGTGCCACAAGGACATTACAGGTTCCAGGTGATTCACCAGGTCGTGGTAGGCTGATTCTAGTGGCACCTAGTCAAGCAGATAGGACCATTACTCTTGAGGACGGGTCAGAAACTACCCTCACATTAGATGGTACTTTCTTAGCTGTTGCGGTTGCATCATTAATGACTTCATTTACTAGTCCATCAGAGACACTTCTGAGGAAAAATATCAAGGGATTTTCAGTAGATACTTTCCCAACTTTCCTAAGAACCGAGAGAGCATTACTTGCATCCAATGGTGTAACCCTTGTTACACAAGATGCAGGACGTTTAACGCTACTTGATCCAATTTCTACTGAGGCTGGCGGCGGTAAAGTTGTTACATTCCAAGAAATTTCAGCAAGCACCCAGAAGGATTCGGTTACAACTGCAGTTCAAGAGGTTGTTGAATCAAATCTAGTAGGTATTGTTCCTGCAGATATTGACATATTCTTGGCGGCAGTTAAGGGATTCATTGGTGGGGCTCTACGCTCATTAATTGCATCTGGTGCAATTGGTCCATTCAAGAGTGATGAGGGTATCACAAGAGATATTGATTTCTCTAAGGATATTCAAGTTACACAAGATAAAACTGATCAAACAAAGTTTTTCTTCAAATTCTTCTTCAACTTACGCCTACCAGCTAAGCGTTTCTTTGGAGAGTTTAGTGTAAATAATCCATTCTTCTAGACTGAAGGTATCACTGATTGATTGTAATTAGATACCATTTTAAGTAACCTGATAATATCAGAGGATAACAAATTATGTCACATATTAACACTCAACACCCAAGAAACGGTTTTAATCCTCCTGAAACCCTAGTACGTACATCACATTCAGTATCTATAAGGGTTGGGAATGTTACTGTTGGTCTAATCAATGGGTGGAATCCTCAACAAAATCGACAAATATCACCTATTTATGAACTAAATTCTGATACGTCAGGTCTACCACTAGAAAATGTGCCAGGAAATGTGCAGAATCTAACCATTGCAATTACTAGATATGATATCTGGCCAAAAAGAATGGAACAAGCATTTGGTACCGTTGATTTAACAATGCTTTCAAATCAACAAAGACCATTTACTGTTCAAGAGATTTGGAAGAGCCCCTCTGGTGCCACTGAAATATGGCAATATGAAGGTTGCTGGTTTCAAAACATTGGAAGAGCGCTGCGCTCAGATGACCAAAGACTGGTCATTGCAAATGCATCTCTAATGTATGTATATAGATCCCTAATACAGTCTATCGCTTCTTAATACAAAAGATACTGTATAGTTTACTACAGTCATTATTATTATACCTCATCATTCGATGGGAGAATAATAATGAGTATATCCCCATTTTCTAAGATACATTCATTAATTATAATACTATGTATCAGTGTATAACTAATACATAAGGGAGTACCATATGACTGGGCATAAAGCAAAGAGACACACTGTTTTAGAGACACTCAAGCAAGACCTAAGAAAAGGATTCCTTGAGAAAGAAATAACCATACAAAAATTTAAATTTAA